AAAAGTACCAAAAGAAGCAATGATAATGGCGTCACTTTCCCCCTCTGTAATATGACGGATTGCTTCTCGATCAGTGGTTTCAGTACCACCGTAGACAAAGAAAACTTTTCTTTTATCATGCACTTTATTTTTAATAAGTTCGTATAGGACTTTGCCATGCTTTTCAACGTATTGAAAAAGAACGAGCGTATTACCTTTAGAATTTACTGCCAAGTTTCGGATAAACTTATTTCTTGGTTCACAAGATACAAGCCAATCCATTTCTTCTTGGTACGTATTATTTTTTCGCCCTTTACGAATCTCTTCATTGTACTTCAGTATTACACACATTATATTTAGGGTAGACAACCTTCCAGAATCCATGAGTGCTTTAGTTGTAGTAACTCTATGTATTGGACCAAAGACACCTTCAAGAACTAATTTATGAATTTTCTTATTGTCAAGTGTTCCAGTTGTGCCAATACGATACTTGACTGTATCCATCTTTTCCATAACACCAGTAAGAGATTTTGCTTTAAACTGATGAGCCTCATCACCAAAGATAACATCGAATTGTCTGAACCAAGATTTTGGTTGTAGATAGACTGACTGCCAAGTTGTTACTAAAACATCTTTGGTAAAGTCTTTAGTAAAACCACTATAGAGTTTTTGACAATGAACTTTTGTTTCCCATCCATTTGCAGATGAGTAATCTTCAAAGTCTGTGTACAGTTGCTCAACAAGAGATGTTGTTGGAACTATAATGATACACTTACGATTATTTTCTAAATGCCATCGTAAGATAGAATAGATTATTAACGATTTCCCTGAAGCAGTCGGCGATAAGAGTAGTACTCTGTCACTAGCAATTGCTTTATGGATAGCATCGCACTGGTAGTCTCTGACTGTGATCGCTTCGTTTCTTGATTGTGGATTGAGTGTTTCGACCCATCGCTCAATGTCACTGTATACGATATCATTTTGTAAGAAGTGTTCAGGTTTGACATATTGTAGTTCATAATTATTCCTTTCAGCAAATTCTTGTACATAAGAAACAAGACCAACATAAAGAGTTTTTCTTACAGCATCATACAAACGCACTTTTCCATCCCACAATCTTGCTCGATATTGTGGTGTAAATCTAGCACCTGGATATTCGTATGTGAAGAAGTCTACTAATTCTTGTTCAATGCTAGGATCAGAAAAGACACGAACATAGACTTCATCAAGTTTTTCAATTTTAATCATTACATCCCAGCAAGAAACTTCTTCCATTCAACAGCAGTTTTAATTTGCCAGTCTCTTGCTTTAATTTGCCCAAGGACTGACTCAAGAAAATAAATCATCGTTTCGAGATAATCTATCTTTACCTTCAAAGTATTTAGTTCGGTGTCACCTGAGAGAAATTCATCCATCTCATTCTTCAATGGTTTAACACCTTGCCACTGTTCCCAACCAAGTTGTGTTAGTTCATCACGTGATAATTCACCACGATACAAACGAAATTTATTTTTACGGAGAATGTTACAATCAGAACTAAACTTAGTGTGTTTTAGTTTGACATTGACAAGTAATTTTAAATACTTAGCGTGAAGTTTGGGCGTAGCGGTAGTAGTCTCACCAAGAAAGTTATCATCTATCTGGCAATCAACATCCCACATCTCTTGTAGTTGTTCTATATTCATAATATCCTCAAGTTATATACTGCACATTATATCGCAGTATTACAAAAAAATCAAATTTGTCTTACAAGAATCTATACCAACCGAATTTAAATGTTGCAGAACCAACTAGATAATTCACATCATCGTTTGTAGATGCAAACGAAAGAGATTCAAGTGTTGTAGGAAACACATCAAAGAATTGGATACTTTGTATTGGATTATTTGAACTGTCTAAAATTTGTAGAACAGCATCAGAATAGTTCTTCGCCAATTCACCATATGCAGTGGTATCCCCTGCCTGACCAGTAATATACTGATCATAACTTTCTGGGAAACCAAGAGCAACAATCCAATTGTAGATGATTCTATAATTAGTCATATTCTCGTCAACCATAAAGTTAATGGTTAATTGATCATACGATAGAGTATCACCTGGAACTGGTTGTGTGGAGAATGGAGTGGCAAATGTAGGTTCACCCAACGTGATTCCTGGAAGGTTTACATTCTGTGCAAAGAATGTAACATCAGGTATTTTGTTGACAGCAAACTTAAACCCATTGGGAGACAATGGATTGATATTGGCAGGTATAGATGTATTTGGCATATAATTATTTAGGAATGAAAAAAGGGAGATCCGAAGATCTCCCTTGAAGTACCTATCTTACGTAGGTTTCGATTACATTAGGTTAGTAACCTTAACACGACGATAGTAGTAGTTTTCGTTTGCAGTCAAACCACCAGTACCATCCAATGAAACGAATGGGTTAGCAACTAGACCGTAACGAGTCTTGAAGCCAATCTTTGGTTGGAAGCTGCTTGGATCAACTGCACGAACCAACTGTAGTGGAACGTATGGGCAGTAGAACAAACCAGCGTCAAAAGCAGATGCGCCCTTGTAACCAGCAACGAAGAACTGAGTGTTGCTTACGTTAGCAGTATATGGGTCAACATAAACTTTGTACTTACCATTTAGAACACCAGCGAAAGTAGTAGAAGTGTCATCTACGTTCAATGCGTTCTTACCAGTGATACCAGAGTTGTAGTCAAGAACACCAGCCATCGCCAATGCAGACGCTACGTCAGCAGAAGTGATGAGGAAGTTCGCACGACCACGACGAGTTTGTTGACCAATTGCGTTTGCTTCACGTTCGATTTGGAACATCAAGCCTTTGAATTTTTCAACAGACCAACGACCATTAGAGTCAACGTCCAAGTCAAAAGTACCAGCAGTAGCTGTACCAACTGCAGCACCTGGCTTAGCAGTGTTATAGATTGTACGGATAACTTCACGATTGATCTCAGCAAGAATCTCAGTAGAGAGAATGTTGCTCAATTCGCCTTCAGCGTCAAGACCATGAACTGATTTCAAGTCTTGTGCCAATTCGATAGAGTATTCTGCCTTCAAAGCACGAGTCTTTGCAGTTACAGAAGTCTTTTCGATGCTGAATGCCATCTCACCGAAAGAACCACCACCAGAAGTACCTAGTGCTTCAGCAGCGGAAGTAGCCATACCAGTACCGTTAGTGTCAGCACCACCGAATACTGCAGTACCAGAGTGAGTACCAGTACCAGAGAAGTCAGTATCTGCTTCGTTGAACAACGCTTCAGTACCGCCTTGAGTAGCATAGCGAGACTTCATTGCGAAGATCAAGCCAGTTGGCTGAGTCATTGGCTGAACACCAGCAACATCATAAGCGATAAGTTGTGGCATTGCACGACGAACCAAGCTGATCAATACTGGATCAAACTTAGCGATACCGCCAGTGTCTGGGTATGAACCAACGCTGTTAGTTGGAGCAGCTTCGTTCAATGCGCCAACTTGCTCATTGTACTTATACTGTTCACGTTCTTGGTTTTCTAAAAGAACAGCAGTAACTTCTTTACGATACTGGTCTTTGATTGGAGCAGAACCCTCGTGCTCGAGGATTGGTGCCCACTTTTTAAGTAAATCTTTGCGATCCATTTTGGATTCCTTTATTTATTAAGTGCGGATAGATATTGTGCCATGACAGGGTCAAGATTAGTTTTCTTCTCTTCTGTCAAGACTTCTACTGGAGCATCAGTTACAACAGATTTAACTTCTGATAACTGTTTAGCTGTGAAATAACTTTCACGAATAGTCTTCAATTTAGATTCGAATGAATCAGAATCTTCATAAGCAATTTCAGTTGCCAAAGACAAGAACTTTTCAGTTTCTGTATCTGTCAAACCTTCGCTTACTGTTTTAACGATTTCAGCACGCTTTGCTTCTGCAAGAGTTTTTGTCAACTCAACATTAGCTGCGACTTGTTCGTCAATCTTAGACTTAAGATCAGCAATAGTATTTTCCATTTCACCGAGAACGTCGTAACGCTCTTCTGGAACTTCAATATAATGCTCTTCGAATAGACCTTTCAGACCATTTACGAAACCTTCGAGAATCTCAGATTTCATACCTTGCTCTAGGGCGATTTCATTTTGTGCCATCCACTGCTCAGCGATATAGCCGAGATATCCATCAACTTGTTCAACAATTCCCTCTACATTCTTTTCAACTTGCTCAGCAAGTTTACTTTCGAATTCTTCTTCTAATCGTGCTACTTCATCTTTAACACGATTCATAACTGCAGCTTCAAAAATGGTAGTTGCTTTAGCACGGAACTCTTCAGAGAGTTCTTCACCATTCATAAGTGCATCAATATCTTCTTTAACGCTCTTCATAGGTTCAGCAGCTGCTGCACCTTTAGTTGCTGCGTTTTCTTTCTTAGAAGTGCCACCTTCTGCTTCCTTCTCATCAACAACAGCGTTTCTTGCATTGTCTGGAGTAGGTGTGTTTGCAGCTGGTTTAATTTCTTCTTCAGCAACAATCTCCTCAGACTCTACTTGCTCAGCAAGTTTTGCCTTTTTAGATTCTGCTAGAAGTTCCGCAATTTTTTGTTCGATTGACATCGTTTTTTCTCCTGTAACTGGATAGTTCTATTAAATTATTTATAATTTAGCTGATTTTACTCAGAAAATTTTTGAAAGCGATAATCTTCGCTTCCTCTAAATTACGAGAAGAAGTCTTTCGAATTTCTCGTTTAACTTCTTCTATATGTTTTTCCACAAACTTTCCATCAACAAAAACCCACTCTTTTGACTCCA